ACTGATTATTAAGAATGGCAAAAAAGATAACTAACGAAGTACTGGCAGAGAAGATAGATAATCTCAACAATACTTTTGCTAGTTATCGCAACGAGCATAAAGAAACACATTGCGCAATTGAAACAGAGTTAAATGAAAACACTGCATTTCGCCAAAAGGCGTATGGGGTAATCGGTCTGCTAACCATCGGAGCTGGTGCTATTACCGCTTTCGGAATGTGGGTTTTAAACAAGGTGTGGAAATAGAAAAATGACAATTCAAAAATTATGTAATGGTTGTAAAGAAGTGAAGATGTTTATTAGAAGAAAGATTTCAATTTACGGAGTTGATTAAAATTTACGCAACAAACATACAATTTGCACAAAGAAGTGGTGTGGGACTTAGAGTTATCGATGAAAATGTCGGCATNGGGGATAATTTTAATGCTTATTTTGATTTAGATAATAACAACGTTATTGCAGGTTCTTATGTGTTGAGTTATGCTACGGCTGGAAGCAATAATTTTACAGCTCTCACGGAAACTACACATTATACAATTCCGGATTTAGAGTCAGGTAGAATCATATTGACGGCTGCGGGAATCGCGGCATTAGATACAAATGTGTTATATGCGACCTATTGGTACACTGATGATTTTAGTGATATTGTTGTGACTTCCTTATTAGCTATTGCGGATGAAGAAGTTGATAAATTAACGGGTAGGGAGTGGGGTACTCCAGTAATAAGTGTAGAGTATAGAAATGGAAGAAAGTCGCTGCAATATCCGACAACCGATAGACCTTATCAGGAAGATTGGGACGCTCCCGATTTTATAGTTCTGCAGAAGTATCCAGTTACTAAGATTGACCACGTTTATTTTTTAAACGTTCCTCTTGAAGTGTCTAAGTTTTTTAATTATGATGCTACGGGTCCGACGTACACGGATTATACAGATGATGTTAATTCTAGTACCATCGCCCCATTTGTCGCATTCGCCGCTATCCCCGCGGCGAGCGACATCATTTATATTGGTTCTTCCAATCAATTTTTAGGATTAGATATCAATTTATCCGTTGTCGGGACAGGAACTCCCGCGATAACTTGGGAATATTATAATGGGACAACTTGGGCGAGTTTATCTACTACAGAAGTTGATACTAATTCTTCCACTTTAAAGGCTAGTGGAAAATTCACTTGGACTTATCCTTATGGTTGGGCACAGGTAGCTGTGAACAGTTCGACTCAATATTGGGTTAGAGGAAGATTGACTGCCGGATATACGATTGCGCCTCAGATTGCAACTATTACTTTGAAAGATTCGGTCGACCAAGTTTTAGAGCCAAGGAACGTGGTTTTCAGGACTTCTGGGATACTTAATTTCATAGGGGTTAATATACCAAACGGAACAAATAATGTCAGAATTGACTATTATTATGGCGAATCCAGCATTCCCAGCTACATAACGGAATTAAGTATATTACTTGCGGCCGTTAAATGCTTTGTGAATCTTACGGGTGGTTCATACGATTCGGCTACATCTTACACGCTTGGCAGTAAAACTGTGACGATTGGTGAACAGTATGTCAATATCAGAGAGGTTTTAGTGCAGTATAAGAAGCAAATTGATGAGATATTACAGATGTTAGGAAAGAGAGCAGACGTTGAGGTAATCTAAAGATGGTCAAGACTCGAATTCTTGAACATGCAAGAATTAATCGCAAGCTTATTAAAGAGGCAATCAATAAGATTTTCGGTAAAACCTTGACGCTGAGAGTGTTCACTAGAACATTAGATAATTTCGGTCAGTTGGCCTCTTCTAGTTATGCCGATACTTCATTCATGGGCGATTTACAAGTCCACCCTAATATTGATGAGAAACTTATGGAATCGGGTATGATTGATGTTGGGGAAGGTGTTTTGTATATTTCACCAGAAGCACTTACTACACGCCCTAGTCCCGAGGACGTTATTGTGGACGGCAGTGCTGTGTGGGAAGTAGTTTCAGAAATAGAAGCGCCCACGTTGACTGGAACTATCTGTCATTATTCTTATAAATTAAGAAGACAGGTGAATTCAGGTGATTCTTAATTATCAGGGGCAATCTTTTGAAATTACCAATTGGGAAGAGTTTTCCAATCAGTTGCTTAACAAGATTGGTGTTCAGGCAGAAGCGCAAATTGTTAAAAACATTAACGATATGCGTTTAGTGGATACTGGTTTTTTTAAAAATAGTGTGGGATTTGAAGTTAAAAACGGTGAATTGGTTGTTTATTCTACTGCACCTTATGCTGTGTTTCTAGAGTACGGTACTTTTGAATATTGGAAAGATTATGGATTCGATACTTTTCCTGTAACGTCAGTTCCTAAAAAGAAAGACATGAAAGTTTCTGAACGGAAAAACTATCCTTCAGGAATGCAACCGTTCGCTCCATTCCGCCGAGTGTTTTACAACTCAGATAAGATGTCCCAGATTATTACCAGAGGACTTAAACATTAATTAAATACTAGACTAACCTTTTCATCTTAAAGCCAATATCGGCCATCGCTTCCAATATCGGAAATGAAAACGAAAATCGAACCAAGTAGGATATTAGTAAACTTTCTTAGATATAGGATTACCGATATTAACACCGGCCGTTCTGGTCAATGGATTTACGATTCTCAGCCAAGAGCTGATAACTTGGGCAATGCAGAGTTTCCTCGAATTGCCGTGACAGTACTTACTGAAAGTGGAGAACCTTTAGGTATATTTGATGATAACCAGTGGGAAACTGTTTCTTTTCAGATTGATGTGATAACAAAGAAAGATTTGTCTTTTACAAAGACGGTCACTGATGAGGCTTTAGGCACGATGGCTTCTACGATTAATAGTGACCGATTCACTTATAATCTAACGCCAAACGTCATAACAAACGTTAAACACAATGCGGTCGCATTCGGTACAGTAACCGCGAAGGATACAGATGCTAATTTTACTGCTCCGGGTTCTTTAGCAGCTGGAACTGTGGAATGGTCTAAATCTACCGGAAATTTAAATTTTTCTTCAGCAGATGTTGCTTCGTATGACGGTCAAGCAATCACATCAACTTATACTGTTAATTTAGAAGGTAAGAAGCAAGTACAATATCTTGCCCGTGAAATCGTGAAGGCTATCCGCAATTATTGGCGTATTGATAATACAATCAGGGGTTTAATGTATCCACTCAAAATATCTAATATTCCTCAACCATTTGAAGAAAGCGTTGGCTTTTTCAGACAAACTTTAGAATATCAGTTTAGAGGTTTTAACTTTGGCGAAGGTCTATAAACGAACATCTAAGGGATGGACTGCAGATGAGGAGGAAGTAATTGATAAAATGTTAATAAAATATATCGAGGTAAAATAATATGGGCAGGGAATATTATAACGGACGAGACAATTATTTGATTTATGCATCAGAAACATTCTTTGGTGTTGGTGGAGTTCTATCTGTGGCAAACCATTGCGGAAAGGTGCAGAACATTAGTTTAAATATGGCTAACAACTTAATTAATTCTGTCGGTTTGGGTGAAGGAATTAATTTTAATTTGTCACAATTAGGACAGTTTGATGTGAATGGCTCTTTTACTACGAAACCAACAGATTTCAACTATCTGCTGTATGGTATTGGGAATGTTTTGGCTGGTTCGGGAACGACTGCGGCTCCGTATAAATTCCCAGAATCGCCACAGATTAGTTATACTGGTGCAGGATACATTCCAACTGCAAAATTGAGAATAGGAAGCAAAGGAATTTCAAATCATCAGACTAAAGATATTTCGGGAATAACTTATGACAGTTGGTCATTAAGTGGAAATATCGGGCAAGAGTTAATGTCAACGGTTAATTTTACGGGCAAGACAGTCAGTCGAGGAACTTCGATTGACACCTATTTGCCGATTGCGGATAGAACCTATGTATTTAATGCTGGAAGTGTTGTTTGGGGCGCTAGTGACGCATTAAATATTGTTTCTTTTGATGTCACTTGTAATCTTAATCCTTATTATCCGGTGGAACTTAATACAAGATATAAAAAACAACCTGTGTTAGGGTTGAGAGAATATACTTGGAGTATCACTTTGAATATGTATTTTGACGATACTGTTTCGACAATGTCGGCAACTAAATTGATAAGTGAGTTCTTTCAAGGAACGGACGCACCTAAAGATAGTGGTGCGCTTACTGGAGACGACTTAGTAATAACAATTAGTGAGGGTGCTGTTTCTGGAGATAAGGTGGCAATTATTCAACTTGAAAATTCGTTCATTAACGATTGGAGCGAAACTCCTTCTCTCGATGGAAACATTGTTCAGATTACAATTAATGGTATCAGTTGGGGTGGAAAAACAGAAACCTTAGTCAAATACCCAATTAAATGGTACACGACCACATAATCATGGAAGAAACAATAAAAATTAATTGGAAAGGTAAGGAAGAAGAGGTCATCGTTGCCTCTCTTACTTACGGCGAGTATAAAGATATTCGTAGAAAATGTATTGTACACAGAGCAGTTAACGGCAATATAACGGCCGTAAGAGACATTGATTTACACGACGAAATGTGCGTGTTAAACTCAATTAGGAAAGCGCCGTTTGAGATAACCCTTGACAATGTGCGAGCATTGACTAAAGCTGACGGAGAAGCAATTGAAGAAGCCGTCAACAGATTAAACTTTCCAGCTTCAAATGGAACCGTATGATACTGAAAATGATATATGTCGATTCGATTATCTTATTTTCAAAACATTGAAATTGAACATCACAGAAGCTGAAAATTTAACTCTTTATGAGTTATATAAATGGTTACAATATGCCAACACCAACAATCCAAGCCAAGTTAGTACTAACAACAGAACAGTCGCAAGGAATACCAACGTCAAAAATAGGCAATCAAACGTCAGACGTCGAGTCTAAAAAGTTAAATAAGACGATTGGGAAATTATCCACTGCAATTGAATTTACGTTGGGACGCGAAGGAAGTAAGGCGTTTAGGGTTATTCAGTGGGCACTTCCAGCTATCGTGGGATTGTTAGGAAAAATGGGAGTTGGTAGTGTAATAGCCACTGGTGCAGGAGCAGCCGCAGGAGCAGGTGCAGGTGCAGGTGCAGGTGCAGGTGCAGGTGCAGGTGCAGGTGCAGGTGCAGGTGCA